GTTGGTGACGGTCGTCGTGATCTGGTTGCGCAGCCGCATGTCGCGGGCAATGCGCGCCTCTGCCAGCGTCACAAGGTCGGGCACGATGGCGCCGAAGTCCGTGCGGTCAAGCCACTGCGGGACAGAGGCCAGAAGGCCGGCATAGGTGCCATCGAGCGCCATTTAGAACCGTCCTTCCCACACCCGGAACTTCGAGAAGTCCGGGTCAGTCAAGATGCGCTTGACGTGCGTGTTATCTCGCAGAAAGTCGTGCAGCGTCACGCCGTTTTCGGCCATGTACTGCTCCACGATGACCATCGGCAAGTCGCCAACGTGGTACATATCGCCTGATGCGCTTTTCCCGGTCGTCTCATTGCGCAGCACGGCCAGATGCTCAATCAGCGGCTCAACGTCTTGCGAGCGCTGGAACACCACTTTTCGGTGATCTGCGTCGTAATCAACGCCGGTATAAACGGCAGTCATCACTGATCCTCAAGCGGGACAATGTTGACCTTGCCGGCCGATGTGCCCTGAATGAAAGCAACGTGTGTGCACCCCTGCGTCACCAGAATCACGGCGTCGGCCGGCTGCACCAAGCTGTCATTGGCAGTCGCAACCACGGTGCTGTCGCCAACGCGCACATACGATTCATTCAGCGCCGCAATCCGAACAAAGCGCGGCAGCGTGCCGGCGGCAGTGACGGGGATAGCCACGCGGGCCGACGCGGCGCCGGTCGCTTGGGTCGTGCCTGCCGCAGTGATGCGGATAGCGTCATCAAAAGTTGCCATGTGTTCTCCGGCGCTTCTCAGCGTTAGGAAAGACCCCGCCGAAGCGGGGCCGGGGTCAGGCCGGGGCCAGCGTCACCGTGATGCAGCCAGCGCCAGCAGCACCAGGCACGCCGCTGATGACGGCGCCGATTCGGTTGCCCGCCGCAACGTCAACCGCAGCGGCGGCCAGCGCCAGCGTTTGATTGGCGTTTGCCGTGCCCTGCGCGTTGAAGCTGCCGGTGTGCAGCAGCGTGCCGGATGCGATGGCAGTTGCAGTCGGCGCTTTGTAGAGGCTGATCGTCACCGCGTTGGAGGCGGCAACATCGGGCAGGCCCTGAATGCTCTTGACCACCATTCGGCGCGACAGCACCACGCCGCCGAGCGTCAGGACGGACGCATTGGCAGTGGCGTTGTACGGGAACGAAAGAATGACAAACTCGCCTTCAGTCAGGTCTGTGCCCTGAATGCCCATCGAGTTGTCTTGGTTTTGCTTGAGTTGCGGCATATGCGCTCCTGTTTGGTTGCGAATGGCGAGGGCCGTAGCCCCCGCCGATTCATCAGGTCAAATCGCGGATCGCGCCGCTGGCCGCTTCCTGATTCGACTGCAAGCCGTATTCGCAGACGATCAGCTTCTTGTCGGCATCGCCAGTCTTGGCCAGGTCAACCACCTGCGTAGCGCGCAGCGTGTTCAGTTGCCACATGTCCAGTTGCAGCAAGAACGCGGTGCGGTTGCGCTGGAAGCGGTTCGGCATGACCTTGAACGTGCCGAAGTCGCTGGTGTAGACGCTGATCGCGGTCATCAGCTTGCCGTCGCTGGTGTCCTGCGTCTTGGTCTGGTTGCCGGTGAAGGTGGAAACAGTCTGCTTCTGGGTCGCGCCGACCATCAGCAGGTCAGGATCGCCGCCTGCAGAAAACACCTTCTGGCACACGTCTTTCAGCATCGCCTCAGTGAAAGCGCGCTGCGTGCCATCGACCGGGGCGGTGTTGCTCGACGGAATCGGCGCGACGCCTGGGGTTGCGCCAGTGCTCAGGCTGTTGTTCGTCGCCACCCAACCTTCCAGGCCGCGAGTCTGCTTCGCCACGCTGGTCGTGCCGGTAACTGCCGTGGTGTTCTGCGTCAGGGCGGTTTCTTGGTCGCGCTTCAGTGCCTTGATCTTCAGGCCGACCTGATAGCCCAGCTCATCTTTGCGCCCAGCCTTCAGCACTGCTTGTTCCGTGCCGGAGATGATGATCGGCTTGCGGCTGATCTGCGTGCGGTTGCCGATGCGAACCGAAGGCGTGATGGCCGGGAACGAGGTGATGTCGTCGCCGTCCAGTTGCGCGTTGTTGGCCGCCGCATCGAGCGTGTCGGTCTGCCACTCGAAATAGACGTTCGTCGCCTTGCCCTTCTTCACGCCGCTCAGAAACGGCGTATCAGTCGGGGCAATGTTGTAGATCATGTCATCCAGCTGCTCGCGGATGCCGATGGCGTCAAACGCCGTGAAGGTATTTGCAATGATGGCCATGATTCAGGCTCCATAAAGGAGGGACGCGAGGGCAGTTCCTGCCGCTTGCATGTCCCGTCCGCCAGACGCCTTGAGGCGCTTCAGGGCGGATTGATTGACTGGTGCGGTTGCGCTGTCTTGCGTGGCGCCAGGCTTGATTGCCCGGGGCGGCGCAGCGGCAACCTTCTTTTCAGCGATGGTCTTTTGCTCTGCAATCATCTTGCGATAGAGCATTGCCTCGCGGGCCATGAGCACGCCTCGGTGGTCTTGCACCTTGGCGATCTCGTCGGCGCTGAATCCCGCGCTTTGCAGGTATTCCCGAATGCCGGCCTGCTCCGCTTGCGCTTTCCCTGCATCTTTCCAGTCCGGGAGCTTGGCCATAAGCTGCTCCTGTTCTGACTGCAGGCGGCTTGCGTGCTGCTGCTTTCGGTCGTGTTCCTGCTGTTGGTTCAGTTGCTCTTGCTGGTAGCGCGCAGCGTTGTACGCGTTCTGCGCCTGCTTCCATTGGGCGTCCTGCCGCAAATATGCGACTGGATCAGATTCGAGTAGCGCCACATCGGGCGGGGCAATGCGGCCGGTGTTGACCGCATCTTCAACCTGCGCACGAATCTGCGCCAGTTGCTGCGCGGCCTGCGCTTGTTGCTGACGGAATGCGTTGAACTCGCCTTCAGCGACTTTGCGCTGCTCAGCAAGCTCCATCGTCTTGCGGGTGTAGTCGGATTGACGAAGGGCGGCCTTCTTCACCGCTTCTGCCTGATCCTTCGGCAGCTTCAGCTTCACGTCGCCAAGATCGACTTCTTCGTCATCATCGACGGCAGCAGCCTTTGCCGGCTCGTCGTCTTCGTCGGCGTGCGGCGCCGTCTTGATCTGGTCAGGCGCTTTCGGCTTTTCTGCCGATGGCTCCGCCGTTACGCCAAGAAGGTCAGCGAGGTTTGATGCATCCGAGATTTCGTCATCGGATGGCGTATCCGCCGTGTCCAAGTCGTCCATGATTTGAGGTCTGCAGCCGCCGACGAACGCGCATCAGCGGAGAGGGTCGCATCACTGCGGTGCCCGACAAGCCCGGCCAGTTGGCCGCGTTGGCTCAAATGTTCAGCGCCCGCCCGGTTGTGAGCGTGGCGCTTGGTTCGTCCCTGTGCATGACAGGGAAGCCGTTGAATGTGTTGCTGTGTACTGCATCAGCACCCGGGAAATAAGCTGCTGCAATTCGTTCAGTCGGGTTCATGTGCTGCCAGTCGTCCAGCCGCCTCAGAAACTCGCCCAACCCCTCAACTTGTCGGCCGCCTTCTGCGCCAGGTTGCGGCTGTCCACTTCCGATTGCGCCATCTTCGCGTCCGTCATCTTCGCTTCGATGCGGCCCTGCACCTTGCGGAGCATCCGAATGCTCAGGTACAACTTTTCGCGGCCTTCCGCGTCTCTTGCCGGGCTGTTGATCCATGCTGAAATGAACTCCTGCTCAATGCTACTGTAGGCGTCGGCATAGGCAGGCGATGCCAGCACTTCTTGAGCCTCATAGCCGCCCTGAATGCGCTGCTCCAACTGGTCGATCATGACTGCCCTGCCGCCGCTGTTTGCTCAGGCGTCAGCGTATTGGCCGACTGCGCTTCAGCCGCCGCTGCCCGGCCCCAAGCGTTGATCTTGGCAACCTCAATCGCGGTTTCGCGCTGAAGCTGCGCCTTGAGTTGCTCAAGCTGCATCTGGGCCTGAATCTTCATCGCCTCAATGCGCTCCTGCTGCTGAGCCTCCATCGCCTTTTGCTGCGCCTCGACCTGTTGGCGGTGCGTATCCACTTGCGCTTGCAACTGGCTGCGCCATTGCTCAAGGTCGCGCTCTTGGCTCATGCGCGCAGCGTCCGACTGTTGCCGGCCCTGCTCCTTCATGTGCTCAATCTGCATCTGCATTTGTGCCGGGTCAGGCGGCGGCGGCTGCGGCGGGTTCTTGGCCGGATCACTGAAGAACATATCAGCATCTTTGTAGCCCAGCACCATCGGCAGTTTCTTTGCTGCGTGGTACAGGTTCGCAGGGCTTGCCACGCCGAATTGCGCCAACGCCTGTTGCAGCCCGATCAGTTGCGTGATCTGCCCAGCTTGGACCGTGCGATTGCCGGTGTTCTGGCCGACGCTGACGCTCATGTCAAAGCCGTCCTCCCACTCGCGGGGATCGACCTCGACCCATTGGCCCTCTACCCGCATCATTGCGGATTTGTCCTGATAGCGCGTGACGAACTTCAGCATCAACCTGAACAACTGCGCAAAGCCGCATTCAGCAAAGACGCGGGCCACCAATTCGAGCTTCTGCATCGACGCCTGCTGCGCCATGTCCATCGTTCCAACTGGCGTTTTGGACAACATCGCCGGGTCTAGCCCTTGGTTGTTGCTGGCAACCCCCGTGCGCTCGTCAATGATCTGGTCGATGTACTGGATGCCAGCCAGCGCCGGCCCGGACACATCGGACGTTTGCAGCGGCTGCACTGAGCCGATTTGCTTCGACCGCACAATGCCGCCCGGCCGCGCCGTCAGCAAGTCGTCCATGTTCACGAATTCGGGGTTCGCCTCATACCGTGGGTTGTTCCCCAAATAGAGCGCGTCCATCAACTGCCGAACCAAAGCAGTCTTGACCTTCTGCCACTCCATCGTGATATCGGACATGCTCAGCCCGAAAAACTTGTGCGGCATCAGGATAGGCGTCATGTCCACGAATGGCGGGCCGTCGCACTCCTCGTTTTCAAGCACCTCCGAGCCAGCCTTGACGACCTTTCGCCAGGCGGCGATCCCGGCGCCGTCATAGTCGCATTTGACATAGGCTTCGATCAGCCAAACGCGGCGCATCATCGGGTCTAGATCGGTCTGCGACGTTTGCGAACTGGTGTATTCGTCGTCATAGATTCGCCGCTCCATGCTCTCGCCGCTGTTGGATGACCATGTGGTGTCATCCGACAACTTGAGCACTTTCTCGCGGTCATACCCCATCGCCACCAGCTCGCCCAGCGTGCGCGATACCCGGTGCGCCTTGAACGTGTCATCGTCCATCGACCGGGCCAGCCTGGAAATCAGGAATTCCTCGGGCGGGACGTTCACGACCTTGATTGCCGTGTCATCGCACGTTCGGCGAATCTTCAGGTCATACAGCATTGCCGGGGGCTGCGGCGGCTGGCCGGGCATCGGCGGCGCCTGCATCGGCATGGATTCATCGGGCGAAACCGATTGCTCCAAAACTTCAACGTCATCATCAGAAACAAGCGCCACCATCTGCGCTTCTGTCAGCCCCTCATATTCCTCGGTGCTGGTGTCGGTCTTCTTCTCGGCGTAAACCTTCAGGATGCCGTTCTTTTGCAGCAACGCATCCTTGATCCAGTTGTACGTGACCTTGAAGCCGTGGTTTTTTGTCCAGTACAAGTAATTGA